AGAGTCGTTGTGTTCGCTCCTGCTGTCTGAGTAAAGGAAGCAGCAGAAGCTCCGGTCAATTGTGCGAATCGTGTTTCGTAAGATCCTGCGATTGACTGAGCAATACGGAAAGGGTCAATGTCAGAACCACCGAATCCAGTCATAGAGCTGAGATCTGACATCTCGTAGATGATATACTGACGAGCAGCGATCAAGTCTGCGCTGTTGATTGTAAGAGCGGTTTTATTTGCGCTTTCGTCTGAGATCTCATTGGTAGCAGCTGCCATACTGTCGAAGCCGTCAAGACCAGCAAGACGTACACGAACAGTATCTGAGCCGGTTCCATTGATAGAACCCTGATAGCTTAAAAGACCAGTGTTTCGGAGGTTAGAATTATCTTTTAGAAGAAGGTTGATTTCTTGGGAGATCATCGCAGAAAGGCGAAGAACACCTTCTAATTGATTCCCGACTGAATTCGAAAAACGAATCGGATCGACTGTTGCCATTGTAGCACCTATTTGTTAGAGTGAGAGTATAGTCTGAGAGCGTTCTGAGACTTCTTCTGCTGTTACCGGGGCGACCGTATCTCTTCTCTGCTGTCTACCATATTATATCATAAAGAAAGAGGATGCAACAATGATAGATATTTTTGCGAAATGGAAGGACGGAGATCTCGTCTGTGTTCCCAAAAAGAGAAGAGGGATGTCGAAAGGAGAGTATCTCAGAGCCGCTCATGTCTGTCTCCGTTTCAACGAAGCTTCATTCCCTTCCCTTTCTTCTCGAGAGCTTTCTTTGCTTTCTGGTATAGCTCCCGATCTGGACCCTTCGTCACAGCTCCGCCTTTCTGGAGAAAAGAATACACGCGAGCTCTCGCCCATTGAGACTGAGTCGCGCCAGGACGGTGACCGACAGCCCACGCAGCTAACCCTCTTTTATATACCTGATCGATAATCCCTTTTGGGATTCCTGTGACTTTTGAGACTCCTCGGATGAATCTGTCTTGCTGGGATCCTGCCTTCATTTTCGATGTAGCCTCTCGGATCTCCTGTCTCATCTTCTTCGCTGACAGTGTATATCGAGACGGACGAGTTTTTTTCGTGTCTCCTGGGAGCGGTTTGAATTTTGCGGATCCTGTTCTCTTTCCGGATACTCTCTTTCTGATCTCGGCTTTTCGTCTCGCAGCTGTGCTCTTCCCGAGACCGGATGTGTATTTTCGTGGTACCTTCTGTGCCATAATGACTCCATGTAAAAAGGGGAGAGGATATGCATCCCCTCCCCATGATCAGAGGATGATCTGTTGTGGTGGGATTAGTGGATGAACCAGACCAGAACGCCATCTGAGTCGGACAAAGCTGATCCAAAAGTCAGACGTGCATTTCCGCCACTTCCTCCGGTGGCAGAGACGGAGAACTCATCATTGTCCGCAGGAGTATCACCGAGAGCAGTCATATTCCGAAGAGACAGACCATTTTTAAACACCAGTACAGCGTTAACGGTATTGCTCGGAAGAGCCTGGGACAGATCGAGAGTGGTTGTCGAACCTCCTGAGATCTGGAATCCTTGCTGCTTGAATGAGATACCCAATTTCGCAGCAGTCACAGAAGAGTCGGCAAGCTTCGCAGCAGTTACACCAGTGTCCGCGAGAGCAGTTGTCCCAACAGCACCAGAGGCGATTTTTGCAGAAGAAACCGCAGCAGAGGCAATCTTTGCAGAAGAGACAGCACTGTCAGCAATCTTTGCAGAAGAGACGGCATTGTCTGCGAGCTCCGCAGTATCGACGGCATTGTCTGCCATTTTCGCGTTAGTGATTGCATTGTCTAAGATCTTTACAGTCTCAACACTATTAGAAGCTAATTTTGCGGCTGTTACATTTGCGTCTGTGATCTTTGCTGTGGTGATAGCATTGTCCGCGATCTTTGCTGTGAGAACAGCAGCAGAAGCGAGAGCAGCAGAACCGACAGAAGCGTCTATCAATTCATTGGCTCCGACTGAGTCATCTGCCATTTTTCCATTGCTGATAGCATTGTCCGCGATCTTTACAGAAGAGACAGCAGCATCCGCGATCTTTGCAGTACTGACAGCAGCGTCCGCGATCTTTGCTGTAGATACGCCAGCATCCGCGATCGAGATTGTGTCTCCCTGCTTTTGTAGGCCTCCTGATGCACTCACTTTCCCCAAACCGGTAAATCTTTGGAAGGAGATAGAATCAACACCGAGAGAGGGTGCTGTATCGTTGATACAGACGAAACCCTGGTCCGCGAAAGTATTGCCCTGTAAACAGAACAGGAATGCTCCGGGGTAGTCCGCTCCCTGGTCCATGTCTGACGCGCGAGACATAGAAGAACCTGCACTGGTATAGCTGTAAACGCCGTTTTCGGCTGCTGATGTCTGGCCGAAAAGGAGGACTCTGTCTCCACTACCAAGAGTAACCCCATCGATCGCAGCTGGTAGATCAGAAATATCTACATTGCTATCGAGAGCGACCTTCACATTTTCCTTGACAGAGAGACCAGCAGCGACAGAGTCGACATAGCTTTTATTCGCAGCATGTCCGCTCGAAGAAGGAGTCGGGACAGAGATAGCACCGGAGAAAGTATAATTGTCGCTTTCGTCTAGTTTGCTAGCGTCTACAGCATCGGCAGCGATCTTTGCTGTGGTTACTGCTCCGTTGTTGATCTTTGCTGTTTCTACAGCATTGCTCGCCAGTTTCGCAGCACTAACACCCGCGTCTGCGAGCTTGGCTGTGGTGACGGCAAGAGAGCCAAGAGCAGAAGAGTCTACAGCGCCAGCAGCGAGTTTCGCGCTAGTGATAGCATCATCCGCGATCTTTGCTGTTTCTACGGCAGCAGAGCCGAGTTTTTGAGCGGTTACAGCTGCGTCATTCAAAGCAGCAGTCAGGACGGCAGAGTCTCCGATTTTTCCTGATGTGATAGCATTGTCCGCGATCTTTACTGATGTGACAGCATTGGTCGCGAGTTTGGCCGCTTCGATAGCCGAGTCGACTATCTGTGCGCCTTTAATTTGAACAGAACCCATGGGTTATACTCCTGTATTTTTGTTTGTAAATTGCAATTCAGTAGTCTCCGAATGTTCTTGTTTTTTCCTACGACTGAGGAGTGTAATCGATTGTCAGAAATGCTCCGGTTTCGGGAGAGAAGCCGGTCGTCGTAAATGTGTTCGAATTGTGCTCGGAGAATGTCTCTCCTTCCACTTGTCGAACTCCATTATAGTAGACCCGGAGAGATCCTGCTTTATAATTTTCGGGAACAGTGAAAGACGTATTTATCCCGTTACATTGCGAGGATAGATCGGCTTGTTTCATCTCTTCCTCCGTTCCTGATTGTATAGAAAATAAAAAGAAAGCCATGACATCAGGTCTCCTCTAGTATGACAGAGATCTCAGCATTCCCAGAGGCAGACGCAACAAAGACAGAAGAAGGACGATTCATTCCTCTCCCGAGTCGGACCTGTAAATAGTTGCTGCTTGGTACAGTTGCTCTATTCGATGGTATTGCTCCTCCGTCTGTGGCTCCATTGTTGCATACAAAAATACTTTTTCCCACAGACCCGAGAGAGACTCGAGTGCATGCAGACGGGAGGAGTATCTCTGTCGTTGTCGAGTCGTTTGCTGTGAAATTATGGAAAGCAGGATAAGACTCTAGGTTCCGAAGATCCTCGCTCATGACTGTCTCCTGTTTCTATTCTTCCACGCCTCCCGAACCTTGTCTCTGTTCGCTGCATAGAACTCGGGATCCTTCAGAGCACGATCCAGAAAGCCAGGAGAGTCGGGAGCTGGAATCGCTCCGACGTTTGTCTTCGGTGCTTCGATTGTCTGTGTGTGTTCTTGATATGTATATTCTTCTGTGGATTGCTGCGTCTCTGGTGCGTCTGTTTCGTCTGCTATCATCTTGAGTGCTTGTAGATGTGGACGGATTGTGATCGGTGCGCTCTCGGGGCTTTGGACCTGATTGTCGAGCCACTCAGAAAGAGACAATCTCTCTTTGTCGGATACTCCCTTCTGTGCTCTCTCATAGCTCCATTCAATCGCCTCTACAAGATCCGGATCTGTGAGACCATGCTTCGATATGCTTTGGTATCGATCGAATCGCTTCTCTGCTGTAGATAGCTTTCCTTGCATCTCCTGAAGCTGCTGATTCAGGATGTCTACAGAAGACATCGCTTTCTCCGCTTTCGACAGTCTGCTCTCTGCGTCCTCGAGTGCTTTCTCTGCGAGGGTCGCTCTTTGGGCTACCTTTGACACTCTCTCTTTGATAATGTTCTCTACTTCGGATTTCAGGACATATACTCGTCCTTCGTTTTCTATTTCGGTCATGTAGTCTCTCCTTATGGGGTTAGATTGTGTATTGCGCTCTCTCTGCTCGGATACGTTCTAATTGCTGTTTCGCTTCTATCGGATCAAGATCCGGATTCAGCATCTGCATAGCATCCACAGGAGAGATCAGTCCTGCGCTAAGTTTCTGTATGATGTCTTCTCTCTGTGCTCGCATCTCTTCAGGAGATAGTCCAAGAGGAGTATAAACAACTCGATAACCTGATTCGGGAAGGTTCGCACCCAAGAATCGATTTGACAACATAGCACACTTCGACAGCATCTCCTCATCCGCTCGTCGGAATACAGGAGCATATCGTCTCTGTGCTTCTCGTTGTCCGTCTCTCGAGATAGAGAGAGCATATCCGGATCTCGGGTCTCCGCTCTGTCTCAGGACCTCGGAAGATATGCCGGCAGCTGTCGCAACTCGATACTCGTATTTTGATATACTCTCGAGAAGCTTATCCGGGTCTGCATAACTGAAAGATCCGATCATCGGCTGTCCTTGCATGTCTGGATCCGTCTGAAACATCAGAATAGAGCTCGGGTCTGTGGATATCGCGGATCGTCTTCCTGTTAGATCGTTCTCCAGTTGAGACAATCCAGAGATATGTAGGCCTGCACACCACTTCTGAGGCCATGAATTATCCCTCACGCAGTGTACATAGAAGCTAAAAAGACAAGCCGCAGTGAGTGAGCCATACGCTAATTGGGCAGCGTCGAAAGCGTTAAACAGCTGTCCGGTCTTCTCGGCATGATACAAGACGACAGGAAGGAACGGGGAGCCGTCTCTGCTGCGATATGGATACGCGTCTCCTCTCATCGTCTCATGCCCCATATAGATCTCGGACATCTCTCTCCCGATTGCTCCTGCTGGAGTTGCCTCGAACATGCCGAAAAGAGGATTGTTCGCATCTCGAATATCCAGTATATCCCAAACCCAAATTGGATCCCCGCTCTCCGGATCCATTCTCAGACGGAGCTCCTGATAATATAGAGGAACATCGGGAGCGTCTGGTGATGCTGATGCAATTACGAAGTCCGGAGACACAGAGCGAAATGACAGACCAGGGACCCGAGCCACATCTCCAGTATGATGAGGAGCGACATCCACTCTCACGAACATCTCCCGGATCCCGAGTGTCAGCTGCTGTATACGTTGCATCAATTGAAAGTATCCGGCTTTCGTGACGAATCCATCTCGACCGACGAGAGCCGATATGTCTCCTTCGTTCGATACATTCGGATCCGAATGATATAACATCGCCAATTGTCTGGTTACTTGCTCGATCGCACAGGAGGACATATCGGAAGGACCGAGAGCTTCTCTTCTGTCCGTCGGGAGATGCCTCAGGAGCTCAATTTCGAGATCTGGTTCCCAAAGACCGGTCAGGAGACGTCTGCGCAGAGCGGAGTGCTTCCATCTCTCCTCATCTGCATTAGTCGGTGCTTGTGGCTTTGCTGGGATTGTATAATCGTTTATCATCAGTATACTCTAATTTGTTGGGGGATATTCGGTCTGTAGTCTAGGATCGGGAGTAGTCCATAGCGAAGAGCGTCGATCGCATGTCCATGTGGATCACGTGATCGAGCGGACTGTGTTCTCTTCATTGTCCAGGACTGAATCGACTTCACAGTCTTCTCACACTCCGGACGGATCCAGAAGTGTTTCCTCGACATTATAGCATGTAGAATCGACGCTCCTACATAAACAGAATGTCGACCCTTTCGCGCTCTGTGTACAGTGAAGGGGAGACCGCGCGGAGGATAGCCGAGGATACTCTCGAATGCTCTCATCAGCATTATGTTACTCATTCGATACTGGTCTCTCCCTCTGTGCTCTCCGTCTCCTGTCCATCGAGCTAGATTCGGATCGACTCCATGCTTTCGCAGCATCTCGAGAATAGCCTGAGCGTGATGCTCTGGAGGAGCCTGTCCTGATACGTACTCGGCAAGAACGAAGACTCTCGGATTCTGCTGGTCTCGCATGTCTACACAGGACAGTATCGCAACCTGAGATCCTGGGTTACTGCCATGATCGATACCGACACAGAAACGATAGTCTCCTCCTCTCGGGACCGATTGCGCAGAGATCATATCCTCGGAGAAATTCTCGAATACAACTCCGATCGGAGCGACATCAAAAGATCCATTGATACGAGCTTCTCTGTCGTATGGGAGATAAGCCTGAGTAATCTTGTCGATCTGCTCCTGTGATAAGAGATATCCTTTCGGGAGACCGATAGGAGTCGTCGCCTCTACTGTGAGGGGAGCTCTGTGTGAGGAGATGAGTCCTCTCTCTATCATCTCTTTTATATATGTGACATCCACTCCTCCGACTGGAGTCAAAGAGATCGCGACTGTCCCTCTCTTGCCTCCTGCTCCTCCTCGACTTACCCGAGCTATAAGTTCGTTCATCGTACTCTGTTCGACTGGCTCGTCCACGGCTACAATATTGCACGTCGAACTGGCCAATCCTAAGCCCTGATTCGCTGTCTTGATCCGAATGATCGAACCGTTCCGGAACTTCACCAGAGGAGCTAATCCTCTGAATCCTTTCCCTCTCACGAACTCACAATCTGGAGAGAGATCGTCCTTCGGTATCATGTCATATAACTTCTGTTGGATGGTTCTCGATTGCTCGTGTGAGTGAGTAATTAACCATGCTTCGATCGGAGGAGGGTCTGTCTTGTAGTATGGATGTCTCCCGAGGCAGTGATACAGCAGGAGAGCACATGTCGCCATGGTTTTTCCTACCTGATTGCCGCCAATTAAGGCCTTTATCGGAGCCTTGTCTGCGAGATAGTCTCTCTGAGGAGGAGTCGGACGATAGTATCTAAGCGGATCATTTTGAGACCGCTTTTTTAACCATGATAATCTCTGTGCCATTCCACATAGCGACATTATTTTCTCCGATAGAATACTTCATAGCACATCGATCCCGCATCTGTCTGCTCTTTGCAGTATTCGATCATTGTGATTGTATTCGAGATGTTAGATATTTCTTCGCACTGCTTCCCGGATGTCTCGGAGTCGATTCCTCTCGAGTAGACAAAGCACGTCATTTCTCTACATAGGAGAAACCCTTCTTTTGTCTTCGTGTTCTCTGGTTTGCATATCTCTTTGATGAGATCGAGATCTGTGAGCTGATGGATAATCTCCTGCTGTGTCTCGCTGGTCTTGTCTGAGAGTGTCTCCTTGTTCTGGTTCACAGCAAAGAGAGTCCCAGCTGTGCCCGCCAGTATTCCGATGATCGCGGCTAGTGTTATCTCTATCATTTTCTTTCTGTCCGTATTCTGTGTATGCATTCGTTCCATCTTGTCGGGTTGAGATCGAAGACGAACTGTATATCCTCCGGGAAGAGCGCGTCTTCCTTTATGATCGCAGCAATTAGATCGTCCATCTCTGACTCTGTTCTGTGTTCTTTGTATACTATAATCATGTTCCGGAGTCTCGTCTTCGTCTTGTATACTTCTTCGGTTAGTTTCGCGTGAAGCTTCGATCCTTTCGATACTCTGTCTATGAGATAGAGTATCTGTCCCTCGATGGTCTCTTGATCTAACAGGTCGAATCTGCTCATTTTATCCACCGAATAATTGTCTCTGTGTCGCTCCCCTTCTCCCATACAAACCACGCATAACAGATCGCAGAAGATCTCGTCTTGTATGCAGGATCATTGTTCTTGTATGTCTGCTGCCTCGATGAGTGAACATATACATATTTCGGGGGATGATTTTGAAAAAGGCCGTGTCTCTTCTGTCCTTCGAGAAATTGGAGACGGAGAAACATGATCACTTTGTCACCAGGTCTCACAGACTGAATCGCTTTCTCGATAAATTTCTGTGCGTACTTGTACGGGGGATTCGTGATAATGTCTCCGGAATACTGAAGAGTGCTTTTCAGAAAGTCGAGAGTCCAGAGAGCCTCTCCGTTTCTCGATATGATGTCTGTAGAAAAAACGTTATGTCCTTTCAATCTTAGATTTTTGGAGATCGCTCCGTCTCCACATGCACACTCCCAGACATGAGAAGAGATCGTCTGTCCATCGGCATAGAATTTCCGATAGAAGAGATCGACTGTCTCCGGGTCTGTCGCGTAAAAATCATTCTCTTCTCTGTCCTCTTTGGAGTGGCGAGAGCTCCCGATCATCCGGACCATGCTTAATTTATCGGCCATTATGACCCCTTCTTCAGTGCGACGACATTCGACCCGACAAGGCTATGAAGATCGGACTGTACTCTCTGTCTCAGTAGTGGAGGGAGAGATATGATCGTGTTGACAATCTCGGACAGCAGCTGCTCGTCTGTCATTCTGTCATGTGCATCGATCGCTCCCTCTTCTGCGTCTAGTGCTCGGAGCTCTTGCATCAAAGAGACGAGTTGTCTCTGTAGTGCTGCGTATGCTTGCCATGATCCGGACTCTTTTGCTTTGTCCATGCTCGTCCGGAGCTCTGTGATCTGTGTCTCCAGTATCTCTCTATAGTCGAGTATGTCTCCGCTCTTCTTCGCTGCTTTCGTCTCTGCTGGGAGAGTATGTGTCGCGTCGTTTTTGTACCCGAAGCGACGAGACAGGAGCCACGCTGCTGCTTTCCAGTCTTCTTTTGCTGTGTTCTGAATCGTGTTGAGACAAGCGACCGCAGACGAAGACTCCGCTTCTCGGATCTTCTTCGCAAAAGTCTTGTATGGTTCTCTTGCTCTGTCCTGTTCTCCTTTCCGGATCCAGACGTACAAAGTATTCCGGACTATCCCTCCTGCTTCTGCTGCGATCGCGTATGTCGCTCCCAGGCGCAAAGCTTGACAGATTCTCTCTGTTCTCTCTTCGGTTAATTTTTTGCTCATGTAGTCTCCGTTTTTTTTGAAAAAAATATACTCGTTTCTCTAAAAGACCTCGGTACGCGCAG